TAATAAATGTGCTCAACTGTTAAATGATTTCTTAAATGAAAATAATATTGTATTAAAAGTAAGTGAAGTAGCAGAGCTTCGAGAAGCAGTTGAAGCAAAAAAATTAGAATTAGAATCACAAGGAAAATCATTTGATTCCTTAATTAAAGGCAATGATATTGTTAGAGAAAAAGATGTATTTTTTCAATCGTTAATAGAAGACTTTTTTGAAAATTCTGATCGTAAATTTGCCGAAGAAGCTAACAAAAAAGTTATATTGAATATGAGAATGCTAGAATTAGAAACTAATACAGAACACTTAGCAAAACTCAATCCAAACAAATCAAGAACAGAACTTAATTTAAAAGCGTGGAAGGCATTAATTTTTAATAGTGGTGATACATTTGGTCATCAAACACTAGAAGGAATTATAGATGCAAATACTAAAATAAAACAAGCAATGTTGGCTAAAAAAATATCAGATATTTTTCAAGAATACGGTATTCCATTAGATGATCCGTTTTCTGTTTGGACTCGTAAAGATATTGTGGGCAAAAGAAAAGAAATCGATCCCATAACTGGTGTAGAAACAGAAATAGATATAACATTTCAAGATGCTGTTATTATGGAATTGTTTGATATGGCTAAACAAATTCAAGGTCCAAAAGGTCAAAAATACAGTAATACTATAGGAGCAAATCCAGTCAGCGGCAGTAAAGAAGCACGTGCGGTTGCAAGAGCTTGGACTGAAAGTATTATTTTGCCCACATACTATGAAACAAAAGCAGTAGGTAGAAATACATCAGTATTTGATAACACACCTAAAATAACATTTAAAAAATGGAAAATAAAAAAATTACAAGATCGTTGGATAGAAGAACAACGACAAAAGGGCAGACAAGACTATGATGCAAAAACAGCCGCAGGTGATGAAGCATTTATTAGATTACTAGCAGACAATATGAGTGATTTACACGGTAAAGATGTTACAGTTAGAGAACAATTAGCCAAATCTATATACAACAAATTTATGTTAACAGGTGACTGGAGAGATGCCGATGTTATTATTAAACAATACAAAGAACAGACCGTGGCTAGCCTGCCGTATGCATCTACAGAACGAGGTAAAGCACAAGCAACATTACCAACTACATTAAGATTTCGTGATGAAGCGGCATTTTTACAAGTGAATAAATTGATAGGTGGTGAAACTTCTTTATTAGAAATTGTGCATAGATCTGTAAATGAGTCAGGTAGATTGTTAGGATTAACTAAATTTTTTGGTGCTCAATTTGAAACCAATTTTAAAACATTAAAAGATATTGTTGAAAATGGTAGATTAATTGATGACCCATTAGATTATAGTGGTACATTCAATCTTCAAAACTATAAAACTGGTAGTTTTTTAGATAAAAAATTAGCCAAATCTGCAAATGATTATGTGGAACATTTAATACACCCATGGATTTCAGAAAATATTGATACCAGTGTTTGGTCATCAATTTTGGGCTCTATAAGAAATGCACAGATTGTAAAATTAGGCAGTGCATTTATTACAAACCTTGCAGATATGGCATCGTTTTGGACTGTGGCCAGCACTAGAATACAAGGCAGTCAAAGTAGAATAATATCAGCAATAACTGGACACGATTTTAAAGGTACTAGAGCAGAAAGAAGATTGTATGCATCTGCTTTTGTAGATTTTGCTGAAGTATACATAGGTACTTTGCAAGATAGATTTAGAATGATCGATCACGGAGCAATGGGTGGTAACAGTCGTATGGGTGATTGGCTTGTGAAAGGTTCTGCTGGGATGGCACATATCACATTAAAATATACTGGATTTAATGCTTGGAACAGAACAATGAGCATTGGTGCAACATCATTCATTCAAAGAGAAATTGGTGATATGATCGCAAATAAAAAGGGCTGGTTAGAATTAAAACCAGAACAAAGACAATTTTTTCAAAAATTTGGTTTTAATGAAATAGAATATAAATCTCTATTAGCCGCAGGAAATGATGCATTAGATTCTAGCGGTAGATTAAACATATTTGGTTATCAACGATGGTTGAAAGACAATAAAGCCATGTATGGTGGTACAGAAATACAAAAATTAATTTCTGTAATTAACGATCTGTCAGAAACCATGGTTATCAAACCTGGGGCTATCGATAGAGCGGCAATTGGATTCTTTTCAAAACCTGGGTCGGTTATGGAACAATCATTTAGAGCAATTACACAATTTAAAACATTCCTTGTGGCACATTCAAGAAAATTATTATTGAATGAATATGGCACAATAGGAAAATTAGCAAAAGACAAACAATTTGTACAAGCGACTATAAATTTGGCTCATTTAGTGGCACCAATGTTACTATTAACATATGCTGTGGTACAATTAAAACAATTTGTTGCTGGTAAAGAATTTTACAAAACTGATGATGAGGCTATACTTAGAGAAATGTTCCAATACACTAATATTATTCCGTTCCTTGGAGATCTATATTGGCAAAACGGTGGAGAACAATTATTCAATATTATGTCCCTTAAAGATGGTGAAAAAACACCAAGATCTGGAGTGTCTATGAATTCATTTTTTAGAAATATTTTAGGGCCAACGATACAAGATTTTGAATCTTTTACTAAAGCAGTTATAGAAATGGGTGAAGCAGGTTTATTAGAAGTAAAAGGCAGAGAAAGAGAAGCGGCAGACATATTCAAACTTTCAGTATCTAGATTTGCAAGAACATTCCAGGGTTTCGATCCGTTAGCAAATATGTGGATGACAAAAGCATTATGGAGATCATTAACTTATGATGCATTTTTAGAATATTTTGATCCGCAAAGATATTACAGAACACAAAGAAGATTAACAAGAAGAGCCACAGATGAAAGGGTAAATGGAGAATTATATAATTTTTTCATTAAAGATTTAGGTTTGAAAGATTAATATAAATACTAAAAAATTATGACAACTTCAACAGCAACACCAAGACTTACATACTTAACAGCAGATTCCAGCACAACTGCTTTTACGTTTAATTTTGACATAGCGGATGCAAATTCTATTGCTGTATATGTGGGCACAACATTACAAACTATTACAACAGATTACACAGTTGCATTTGATTCTGGCACTAGCGGAACAGGCACAGTAACACTGACATCAGCACCTGCTTCTGGCACGCGAGTGTATCTAATCAGAGACACAGACAACGTGAGAGCTATAGATTTTGCTGAGGGTGGAGCGTTCCTAGCGGCAACTATCAACAACGAGTTAGACAGACTTACACAAGGCATTCAAGATGTAGAAGACATTTTAAAAAATAAAGTTTTAAGAGTGGGTGAACCCACAGTCGACACAGCATCGTTGGATATACCTTCTAAAGCCAATAGAGCAAATAAAATTTTAGCATTTGACAATGATGGAGATGTTACTGCTACTAATGATTTAAATATTAATATTACAGGTAACGTTACTGGTAATGTTACAGCATCTTCTGGCACTAGCACACTTAATGATTTGATCGTAAATGGAGATTTAACTGTACAAGGCACAACCACAACACTTAACACAACAACACTAGATGTAGAAGACAATATCATAACTCTAAATTCAAATGTATCGGGTGCACCATCAGCAAATGGTGGTATTGAAATTAACAGAGGTTCAGAAGCAGACAAACAATTAATTTGGGATGAAGCGGCAGACAAGTGGACTGTGGGCACATCAACGTTTGTTGCAAACACATTTGAAGGTAATTTAACAGGTAATGTTACAGGTAATGTTACAGGAGATGTTGTTGGAGGAGTTATTGGAAATGTTACAGGTAATTTAACTGGCAATGTAACTGGCAACGTAACCGGCAACGTAACTGGTGATCTAACAGGTAATGTTACAGCAACAACAGGTACAAGTACATTTAATGATTTAACAGTTACCGGTAATCTTAACGGATTAGTATATCCTTCTGCGGATGGTGATGCTGGACAATTTTTAAAAACAGATGGTGCGGGTAATCTATCATTTGCTACAGTAATTTCAAATATGAATTTTGTGGGAGATGATTCCACAGGTATAACTGTTAACACAGGTGATACATTAAAATTTGCTGGTGGCACGGGTATTACAACAGCGGTATCGGGTGACACTGTAACTATCACTAACTCATTATCTACAGGTGATTTACAAATAGTTGGTACTACAATAAGTCCTATCAATAGCGATGATAATTTAACTCTTAGAACTAGTGGTACGGGTAAGATAGAATTACAAGGATCATCTAGTCAAAAATTCGAATTTGATAGTGATAATAGAACATTAACATTTAAACAAACGGGTGCATCTAATACCCCATGGTATGTCACTCGAGGTGATACAAAACTTATTTTAAGAGACAAACAGTTTGGTGATCCGGGTTTTGAGTTTATAACTGGTACTACTGGATTAAAAATAATTCCAACAGAAAGTCTTACCACAGGCACTGCTAAAATATTAGGACCTGGATTTGGAGAATTACATTTATCTCTTGATGCATATGGTTATACACCTATTCAATTAAAATCTGCATATAATGGTGGAACTGTACAAATTAGAAGTACATATTCTGGCACACCAGCTATTAATGATGGTGGTGGTATTGAATTAATACCATATGGCACAAGTAAAGTTAAAATCGATAACAACTATTGGCCTAATACAGATGGCACAGCAGGACAAACATTAATAACCAATGGAACAGGCACATTGAGTTGGGCTTCGGCCACAGCACAAGGTATAACTTTTGTGGGAGATGATTCCACAGGCACAAGAATTTCAGATAATGAAACTATCAAAGTAGCAGGTGCAAATGGTATCACAACAGCCATGAGCGGTGACACTTTAACTATCGATGGTTCTGCAATATCATCTACACTGGGACCAATCACATTTGTGGGTGATGACAGCACAGGCACAGCAGTCAATCTAAATGAAACATTTAAAATAGCAGGTGGAGATAACATAGTAACATCAGTGTCGGGTGATACACTTTCTGTTGCTTTAGGACAAAATTTAATAAACATCAACAGCATTGGCAATGGTTCCACAAATGGAGATTTAGCATTAACAGCCAGCGGAACAGGCAATCTAGTATTTGAAGGACAAAAATGGCCTCAAGCAGATGGTAGCAACGGTCAAGTGTTAACTACAGATGGTGCGGGCAATTTAGGTTGGGGAACTTTACCATCAGGATCAACATTAGGAAATTTTGCTTTTAATACTAGTGGTGTTATGGCAACAACCAGTGGAGGTCTGCTCCAAATAGAATCTGATGTAGATGGTAGTGGGGGCAGTGAAAAGAACAAAATAGTATTATCTACTAGCCGTAAAGTTAGTAATATTGGTTCGGGACTAGGTGATGAACCAGCCATACAATTGGGTATATTTGATGGAGAGGGATTTGAAATATCTAATCGAAGACCTTCTGCGGGTAGCGGTGATAGTAATACTGGACATTCTAAAATTAGTCATAAAAGTTGGTATCCTAAAACAGGTACATCGTATGTTTCTAGTGAGATAATACTTGGAGGGGATAAAGCTGGAAGTACTTCTGGAATTCATCTGAGACCGGCTCCATATAGTACTGATTATGGGGACACCGGTAATCATGTATATATTGATTATATTAAATGGCCGACTTCAAGACAGTTTTATCCGACTCTTTATCCATCAGCAGGAAAAATATTAAAAACAGCAGACAGTTCCGGTACTCTCCAGTGGTATGACCATGGAGAGATAGATACAATCACTAGCAGTGTTACCAACGGTGATGTAACTATTGATCCAAACGGCACTGGAGAAATTAATCTACACAACACAGTAAAATTTGGAGACAACGAATTATTTTCTATTGCTGGAGATACAGGTACTATTGCAAATAATAATGCTGGTGGTTCTACTACTATACAAGGAGATGCTAATGTTAGACTTGCGGCAGGATCTGGACAGATTGATTTTGGTTCCAACACTGTAACAATAGGTTATCAAAAATCGGGAGGTACTGGTTATATCAAATCTAGAGAAACTAGTCTACAAGCATTACAATTAACTACAGGTTATCCAACTGGTGAAACCAATGCATACATCCAAATTGATGCTGGTGCAACAGATGCTAATATACAAATTAAACCTAAAGGCACAGGCAAAATTCTTTTAGATAACAACTATTGGCCTAATGCCGATGGTAGTGCTGGACAATTATTACAGACAGATGGTGCTGGCAATTTAAGTTGGGGCAGTGGAGCAGGTGCGTTAGGATTTACTATATTAGGTGATGATTCCACAGGCACAGCAATACCTGATGGTGGTTCTATTCAATTTTTAGGTAGCACTAATATTACAACAGCAGTGTCGGGCAACACATTAACTATTACAGGACCCGATTTAAGCTCGTATGCTACGCAATCATATGTAACATCACAGGGCTACATCACAAATTCACCAATAACTATCGTGGGTGATGATTCCACAGGTGCTACATTAAACACGGGTGAAACATTTAAAATTGCTGGTGCTAATGGACTTACAACCGCAGTGGTTGGGGACACTTTGACCATCGATGCGAGTGCTATATCTAATGTATTGAATCCAATCACATTCGTGGGAGATGACTCAACAGGCACAGGTGTAGATCTAGGTGAGATATTCAAATTCGCTGGAGCCACAGGTATTACCACAGCAGTGAGCGGTGACACATTAACAATCACAGGACCAGATTTAAGTTCATATATCACAGCATCTACATCAGATACACTGACCAACAAAACTGTTAATCTGTCATCCAACACACTGACAGGCACAATCGCACAGTTCAACACAGCTCTGTCAGATGCTGATTTTGCTACATTGGATGGATCAGAAACACTCACAAACAAAACTATCAATTCCGCTTCCAACACAATCACTATAACAGAAAGCAACATTTCAGATTTGGGCACTTATCTTGAAAATGTGGTAGAAGACACAACACCTCAATTGGGTGGCAATTTAGATCTAAATTCTAACGACATCACAGGCACAGGAAATATTTCAATCACAGGTGATATCTCAACAGATGCTATCACAATCGCTGACAACGTGATTAAACCTATACGAAGCAATGACATATTAAGAATCAATGGAGCAACTCCTACGGGAGACATCTACATCGGAAACGTGTCAGATGGCACAATGTCATTCTCGGGAGCATTTGCGGCCAACGTGGGATCACAGAGAAGTTATGTAAACACTGCGGCAGATGTGCAATCAGGCAATATCTATCCCAACGCAACGATGACAGAGATCACGCTGGCAGGCAACGTGACTGCTAGTAACAGGGTAAGACAGCACAACACTATGGATGTGGATCTTGCAGGATACAACTGGAGCACAGGATCATTTGGATCGGGACCACAACAAGCATTCTATACCACGATCAAAAACACAGGAGCCAGTGCTTCTAACTCTGTCTATGCTGTACACGCAATGGCCGGAGGTGTGTTTATTAGACCAAGTGAGGGAGCCAATAATACCACAACTTATAGTAATATGTTTGGTGTCAGGGTGGGTCATATATCATATATGGATTCAGGCTCCACAGCAAACATAAGCAGTCTGTATGGTTATCATTGGCAACCAATGACAATGGATGCTTCTATGACTGGAACTACCAGCATTACCAATGAATACGGTGTGTATTTGAATACTGGAGCCACAGCAAGTGCCTCTAAAACATATGGTTTTTATACCAGCTCTAACAGTCTAGAAAACGTGATAGGTGGAGTGAGTTTATGGTACACTCGATTGAGATCTCAATCCTCATCTTCGGATTTGAGAATTGAAGCGAGAACAGGCTACAACATTGACTTCCTTGTGGACACACAGGGCTCTGCGGGATCATTGGTGGGTTATGCTCAATTCAAGATCAACGGCACAGAATACGTGATGCCTTACTACGCTCTAAGTTAATATTTTTTACTACACTGTTGACAACGAGAATACCATTCTTGTCGAGGTTTAGACCAAGTGTGTATGTGTGGTTTTCCGCAATCTCTGATATCATCACAGATAGGATATATTCGATACAAGTTCCATACGCTACCATTTTGGCTTTGAAATCTGTCCCAGTACTTGCATTCTTTTGAATATTGTGATGAAGTGGGTCTTCTTCGTGACATACCTTTGGTGCTGGGCACGTGTTCCATACGCAGTCCTATCTCTTGTAATTTTTGGAAAAACTTGGATTCTTTCATACTGTGCGTGGGCCGGAGTAAAATATGGCATAGGAAACTTCGACCCACACAGTATTTACCTAATGGTAAATGAGCAGGGATAAATCACGACTTTTATTAGTACATACAAATCGTAGGAGATTACCCCTGCTCTGAATTGCACAACCATTAACTAGGCAATAGGGAGTAGTTGTGCCACTCATTGAGTTCGCAGTGCAATTTGATGACTTTATATAAGAGAAACTGCCAATTCGAACTCATCAGTATTTATTTAGATATTGTACAAATGAATTATTTCTGGGCTGTGTGATACAGTGTATGATTGGCAAAGCCAATCAGTGATATCGCTCTCGCTCATCACCTTTTCTTTTTTTGCTGTAGTTGGCAAGAGCACTTTTAGTAAAAAACCAAAAGAACTCCTCACAGCATTCACAACATCCAACCATTTAAACGTAAAGGGTATTGCATATCTTACGTTCCTGTTTCCAGTGTCCGACTTCCAGTATCAATAACACAAGGTGAATCGTTGCGACCTTAAAGGTATAGTTATTGATATCCAACAAGAGAGTGTCCAACTCCTGTTAGCATCACTGCCCATTTGTTTATACTGTCCTTGCCTAACAGTTTAGATTGCAACTCATCTACACAATTTAGAGGGTGTGTTAAACTCTTACCAATTTTGCTGTTGCTATGTTGCCTATTGAGAAATTTATATGCCTGTGTCTGCCTAATCACATATACTTATACAAACTCAAAAAGACACCATATTTTTTTGAGTTTGTATAAATATTTTTACTTAAGGCAATTTAGGCTTGACAAAGGCATAAAATGAAACTATAAGTATAAACAAGCACAACGTAACGTATTGTTTTATCCTCTACAAATCAAATAAGACTTACGTTGTGCTGTAAACAAAAGGACTAGGCAATGAAGAAAAAATCTTTAAAAGAAATACTATTAGAAGTAAAAAATAAAAAAATCAGAGAAGAACATTTCTGGAAACAACAACCACCGCGATTGATACCATTACTTTGGTTGATTAAAAAAGAGCAATACACTTTACAAGAAGTTGTTACCGCGGGATTGAATTGTGCCCGTGCTTCAAGAGCAGAAGAAATACTTCTAATGATCAAAGCAAGGCAACAAGAAAAAAATGGAAAATAATTATTCCATACAAGAATACCAGGAAGAAGATGTGGAAGAAATGATAGCATTAGGTGCACGTATGCATCAAGAAGGTGCCTATCATTTTCTTCCCTATCAACCTGAAAGATTGAGACAATTGGACAGAGAGATACGTGTCCAAAACAGACAATGGGGCAATGGATGGACAGCAAAATATCAAGGCAAAATAATTGGAATGTATGTGGCATACATCAGTTATTATTTTTTCAACAGTGAGAAAACAGCCAGCGATTATTTTTTCTATATCGATCCAGACTACAGAAATCGTTGGCCTATGCTGGCTATCAAATTGGTTAAATGTGCGGAGCGTTGGGCTAAAGAACAAGGCTGTAAAGAATTTGCTCCTGCGACATCTGTGTTGATAGCACCTAAAGTATCTAAAATATATGAATTTCTCAAATATGATGTGGTGGGAAATTTTTTCAAAAAAACATTACAATAAGGAACAGTATGAAAACATTTAATTATGATGATATATTTGAATTCAATGGTGGGGCATATTATGATTATTTAGATCATAAAGGCAGTGACAAACAAGCACTAAACATTCACATATTAGAAACAATAGAATTGATGTTAAAAGATATACCTGATTCAGATGACTTTATAACATTTTCTGATTATTGGCTAACACATTTAAGAAAAGCTCGTTATCATTCTAGCACAGTTGGATTAGGCAAACAAAGTATATTAGATCAATTAGCACAGATAGTGGAGTCTATGTGTCACTCTCAAAAGACTAGAAGAATAAGTGAAAGACAGATTGATAGATGGAATAGAATGATGGATGATTTAAAAACTATAATGGAAAAACATTACCCAAAAGTAGCAACCATATGGATAGATCAGCAGATCGAAATGAAACAAAAAAATAAACAATATGGAAATCCAATACTTGATAGTTTAATTGCTAAATAATTTTGGTGTTATTGATTTTTAACGTTAATACTCTGGCATACAAAGTAGTCTCTTTCAATAACACCATCTAAATAGAAAAGAAAAACAAAAGGAATAGCAATGAAAAAAGATAAAGAAACATCTATGCCTGAATTTACAGGAGCAGTACAGGCACAATTCAATCCACAAGAACTCACAGTGATAGCACAAATCATCGATATGGCTACACGTAGAGGTATATTCACTGCGGCAGACCTAGCAGGAGTAGCCACAGTGTACAACAAAGTTGTATCATATCTACCCAAAGGACCACAGCAATGACAAAAAATAGAGTAGATAAAGAATGGTTAGATATCCTCAAACAGTTCGCTGATGGTTATTGGGATAAAGAAGTCAACGAAGCTCATGAGTTATTCAATGCGGCTTATCCATCTTCTGATGACAAAGACTACATCAAGAAGACAACTTTTTTAGACAATGCTAAGAGAGCCAAATTACAAATGTTAAAATATTTGGCACAATCCAAGAGTGGAGCAATCCATCCTACTGGACAAAACAGTCAGGAAGAAAAAGGACAAGCGGCAAAACTACTTGAATTAGCAACTCAGAGGATCAATAAAAGCATAAATGAATAATGTCTAAAATACCTTTCAAGGTGTTTTTAGATACATTAAACATTATATCACAACACACAACACCTGATGTCCATTTAGAAATTGCTGATTGGCTAGAGCAAACAGAAGAGAATCCTAGAAGGATTCTTCAAATGTTTCGTAATGGTGGTAAGTCCTATATCATTGGGGCTTACGTGTGTTGGAAATTATACACAGATCCCAATTGGACCTGTCTATTGATTTCTGCCAAAAGAAATCTTGCATTGCGTAACTCAATGTTTATTAGGAACACGATAGAAAATCATCCTCTGCTACAGCATCTTAAATCAGATCTATACACTTGGAAATCAGAAACATTCACAGTGGAGCGACCCATTATGCAACTTAACCCATCTGTCACAGTGTCATCACTGGGAGCATCTTATACAGGATTACACGCTTCTATGGTGATTGGTGATGATGTGGAAACATCTGACAACGTGTTAAGTGCGGATCAGCGAGCCAAGACCAAAGAGCGAGTAGCAGAGTTTGGAAAACTGGCACCTAGAATTTTGATGGTGGGAACACCCCATCACGAAGATACCATCTATGATCATTTACAATCAGTGGGATATGAATTAAAGAAAGTCCCAGCCATACGCACAAGGAAAATTAGACAGGAAGATTCTACAGAAATTGATGAAGAATATCTTGCTTGGGACAATCACCCAGAAGGTATGTTTACATACGATTGGTTAGAACGACAGAGGATGGAAACCACAGAAGGTGACTATCTATCACAGTATATGCTACAACCTGTCAGCATATATCAATCACTGGTACAATTGGAAAATATAAAATATTATACTGATGAGTTTTTATGGCAAAATATCGCACAGCCATTTGGAACCTATCTGACTTCCTGTCATCTAGGCAAACACAACATTTCAAGATTATGTGCCGCGTGGGATGCCGCAACAGGACTCCATGGTAGAGATGCCTCTGTGTTATCTATAGTGGCTAGAGATATGGATGGCAATACTTTTGTCCATGATGTTGTTACACTTTCTGCGGTGGATGCTGACACAAAAGATTTTACAATACAATGTCGCGAAATTATTTTGTCTTGTGCTAAACACAAAATATCTCACGTATTTGTGGAAGAAAACTTTTCCGCTACACTTGCTAATGAATTAAGGAGAGTGGCACGTGAAATGAAGATAATGGTGCAAGTGGTGCCTAAATTCCGTAACAAAAACAAAATGGTATTCATAGCACAAATAATGGAACCTCTGATCAAAGTGGGTAGATTATATGTCCATGAGCGAGTGCGAGATAATAGTTTGTTTATGGATGAACTACAAGCATTTCCGCGTATGAAACACGATGACTGCATAGATGCTACCGCTGAAGCGATCAGCAACCTACCAAATCTCTCTGTGGATGTCACAAAGGTAGCTAAGGTATTCAACCCCTTACAGAACGCTGGAAGCCGATTTAAGATCAATTAGCAACAGATTCTGATAAATAATTTGACTGTCAAAGT